CAAGCACACCGGGCGGTTCAGCGGGAACAATCAGCGGGGCGAGTATGGGACTCGCAAGTAGCAGCGCACTAGGAGTAAGCAGAAGCGGGGGCTTTGTACCAAACGCATACTCAAGCTCAAGCTGGAGTCAAAGTGACTGGTACAACGCGGCACAAAGCTGGCAGCAGATGCTCAGTACAACGCACATGACGCCATACGGGCTACAAAAAGCACTTACAGAAGTCGGAAACGACACAAGCAAGGCCATTAAGGACGCAACGGCAAAGAAAGAAAAAGGCACAGAGCAAAGCAGAAGTATGAAGCCGCAAAACAAAACTGGAGCATACGGAGAAAAGCGAAAGCCGGGTGATTATCTTAAATGAGTTGTTATAAGCCATTAATAAGGCTGTACAACCCAGAAAACAAAGACATAAGCGGGCGGGTGTATTCACTTGCCCGCTTTTCTGAAATATCGGGAAGGCAGCTCAAATATGAAGATTTAATGTTTAGAAAAGATGTCATGTTGATACCATGCGGGCAGTGCATCGGATGCAGAATCAGACAAAGAGAGGACTGGACAACACGAATAGAATTAGAAGCACGAGACTATCCAAGAGAAGAAGTTTGGTTTATCACATTAACTTATGACGATGAACATGTACCGGGCATGATAGTAAACACAGGCGAAATCATGCGAAAAGTACAATACGTCTGGAAACCGGGAGAGAAGCGCCCTGAAAGCGTTCAAACTTTGCTATATACTGACATTCAAAAGTTCTTAAAACGCCTCAGAAAGGCTTATAGGGGCAAATTACGCTATTTCGTAGCGGGAGAATACGGAGAGCAGACGGCAAGACCACACTTCCATATGATTCTATATGGATGGAGACCAACAGACCTAGAGCACCTATACAAAATACAGCACAACGGATATTTCACAAGTAAATGGTTAGAAAACCTGTGGGGCATGGGTCAAATACAGATAGCACAAGCAGTGCCAGCAACATATAGATATGTTGCGGGATACGTCACAAAAAAAATGTATGAGATAGACGGTCAGAAAGCAAATGTATATTACGAACTAGGACAACAAAAACCTTTTGCATGTATGAGTCTAAAGCCGGGCTTAGGAGATAACTATTACCAAGAACACAAAGAAGAAATCTGGAGACAAGGCTATATCCAATGCACAAACGGCAAAAAAGCACAAATTCCACGTTATTATGAAAAAATGATGGAAGCTGAAAACCCACAAAGATTGTGGAGAATTAAAAAAGAAAGACAAGCAGCGGTCATAGCAGAGAACCGGCTTAAGTACGAAAACGCAGACTTTGCAGAACAGTGTAAAACGAAAGAGAGAGTGATAAAGAAGCAGATGAAGAAGAGAGGGACACTTTAACAGTGTCATGGTGTCACCTAGCCCAGTACCTATCAAGTAAGGTACTGGGCTATTATCGTTTAAAGACTCCATATATCAGCCTATTCAGTCTATCAAGTGGATATATTCTTATCGCGCGTGCGCACGCGCGCGAAGCGCGCACGCGCGCACGCGCGGCTCTTCAGCGCTATTGTTCGCAAGCTCACAAGCGCTGTATAATATATAACTTGTTGTAGGAGTAGTAGTAGAGGCAGTGGAAAAGTTGAAAAGTACTAAAATTTAACGCTAAAGCGTAAATAAAAAGCAAAAAACAATGTTGAAAGTTTTGTGGAAAACTTGTTGAATTGTTGAAAGTTAGTCAAAATGACGAAAACCTTTGTGCAACATTTTGTTGAAAACCTGTTGAAAGTGTTGAAAGTGTTGAAAACGCGCACAGCGCTAACAAGGAATGGATTTAGCCGAATTCCGCTATGCTCCATACGGCAAGGCGCTAAAGCGCCATTCAAAACAAAGGAGTACAGGCTGGTTACAAAATTATTACAAAATACAAAAACCCTTTTGAAAGCTACTAACATATGATAAAATAGAAGAAGAAAAGATACAACGGTTAATCGATGAAACAGGGCACGGACTTGACAGATACGAGATAACGGAAGTAAAGAAGGTTGACGAAAATGATTAAAAGCTATATCATGGACGCAGATGGAAACGTGAAGCTGGCAAGACACTTCAAAGTAAAAGAATTTGCTTGCAAAGACGGCAGCCAAGTAGTATTCATAGATGACTACCTATACACCATTCTGGATATCTTACGACATAAGCTAGGAAAGCCGGTGATTATCACCAGCGGATACAGAACACCAGAGTGGAACAGAAAATGCGGCGGAGCAAAATACAGCTACCACATGCGCGGTATGGCAGCAGACATCCGAGTCAATGGCATGAGTGCAAAAGAACTTGCCAACAAACTAAATGAAATCGTCCCGGATGAATGCGGCATTATCGTATACAACACCTGGGTGCACTTTGATGTGCGAACCGGGAAAAAATACAGAAAGGGGATGTAAAATGGCGCTTATCAGCATTAAGGACGTCAAGCAAGCAATCCGCATTATGATGCAGATTCTCGAAAAGCTCGACGAAATCTATCATGCGCTGCACGATAACATCAACGAAGACGAAAAGGAGTAAAGCATAATGTACAAAACATGGAATGTACGAGACCAGACCAAAGAAGCATTAGAAGAGCTGCTCACACGAAAATACAAAGAAATTAATGACAATTACAAAATGCTTAGAAAACTGTCAACCGTCGAGGATGCAAAAAAGCTGATGGACGAAATCTGGCAAATGAAAAGCTTTGTAAGTGACATTGAGTTAGAGCTAATGAGAAGGGAGTGTAACAATGGCACGACATCGTAAAGTAATGAACGGCGCAAAAGACCGCCGCATGTTCAACGTAACAGCACGAAAAACCAAAAGTATCAACCTCAGTCAGAAACCCATGCGTGGCGGCATCCGGCTGTAAAAGAAAGGAAAGTGGATATCATGAAGCATGAATATTTTGGCCTCTGGGACAGCGTAGCAAAGTGTTACGCATGGGTAGGCGAGAGCAAGAACAATGCAACCTTTGCACGTATGTGCAACGTAATGGCAAAGGATGAAAAGACGTTTGTCGGACAGGCACCCGGGGACTATACCGGCTACAAACTGGCAGTATTCGAAGACGAGCTAGGCACGTTCACGAACGACAAAGAGAAAGTGTGGGAGGGCAAGCCGCATGAATAAACGATACGAAGAAGGGCGCGAGCCCTTCTTTTCAAAATCGGGAGAAAAATTCCAAAAACAATACGTTTGGGCGAAAGACGAAAAAGGACAAGAAGTACTGCAAGAAACTGCACCAATCGACATCCAACAGGAAATTGAAAGCTATTCGGATGAATGTGATATCAAAAACATTGTCCGAAAAGCGAGTTTTGACCCGCGGTTTCTGAAAAGCCTGTCAGAAGGAGCACTAAACGGAACAGAAGTGGATATCACCGAATTTCCGCAGAACATTCACGAGTATCATCGCATGATTGCAACAGCACAGGCAAACGCCATGAAGCTGAAAGAGCTGCAAGAAATGGCAGCAAAAGAACCTAAAGCAGAACCTGAAGCAAAGGAGGAAGAAAAGTGAATCGAAACAATGAACGACACTTTAACCAGATTCCGGAAATGAAAGCAAGTCGAACACGATTCAATCGTGACCAGACGATTTTAACAACGTTCGACTCTGGCAAACTGATTCCATTCTATGTTGACGAAGTATTACCGGGCGATACCTTCAATGTAGACACGACAGCAATTATCAGAATGACCACACCAAAGTATCCGGTGATGGACGATGCATTTATCGACTTCTACTATTTCTATTGTCCGAACCGCATACTGTGGGACAACTTTAAATACTTCATGGGAGAAGTAGAAGCAACACCATGGACACCAAAAAAAGAATACGCAGTGCCAAAAATCGTAATCAACGGAACGGATGCAGAGCCAAAGCCAAACGAAAAATCCGTGCTGGACTATATGGGAGTGCCAACCAAAGTCAAAAAAACGTTTACGATTAACGCACTACCCGTAAGAGCGTATGTAAAAATCTGGAATGAATTTTTCAGAGATGAAAACGTGGATAACGAAGCAGCGCTAAAAATAGACGATAGCGACCAGGTATACGAATTCGGAAAAGAAGATTGGGTGCAAGAAGCTGAAAACAACGCATACAAAGGCGGAAATCTGTTACCTGTAAACAAATTCCACGACTACTTTACCAGCTGTCTGCCATATCCTCAGCGCGGACCGGCGGTGGCACTGCCAATGGAGGGAAATGCAGCTGTAAGCATTTTCAAAAACCAAACCTTAACCGAAAAACTAGGAACAAACGAAGAAATCTTTCTGAACAGTGGAGCAATCGGAGACGAAAGTGGAGAGCCGAGAATCGGAAACTTTCCAACATACTACAACGAAGGCCACCCGGCGCTAATAGTCGGAGCAACAGAAAGCAAAGGAACGGTAAAAAGGGATGGATTCTTAGGAGCAGATCTAAGCAGCATAAGCGCCGCAACAATCAACGACTTGCGAAAAGCCGTGGCAGTGCAGCAGTACTATGAAGCACTGGCAAGAGGTGGCAGCCGTTACCGTGAACAGGTACAAGCACTGTGGAACGTGGTTATCAGTGATAAAACCGTACAGGTGCCGGAATACCTGGGTGGTGGCAGATATCACGTCAACATCAACCAGATTGTCCAGACCAGTGGACAGCAGACAAACAACGACACGCCAATTGGCGAAACCGGCGCAATGTCGGTAACGCCAATCAACGAAAGCAGCTTCACAAAATCTTTTGAGGAGCATGGTTTTGTAATCGGTGTATGTTGTATACGACACAATAGAAGCTATCAGCAAGGACTTGAACGCTTCTGGAGTAGAAGTGACAGACTCGACTACTATGTGCCGCAGTTTGCAAATCTGGGTGAACAACCTGTCAAAAAGAAAGAAACCATGTTAACAGGCGATGCAACGGATGAAGAGACATTCGGCTACCAGGAAGCATGGGCGGACTACAGAATGAAGCCCAACCGAGTATCTGGCAAAATGCGAAGTAACGCAGAAGGAACGATGGACTTCTGGCATTATGCCGACAACTATTTTAACGTACCAACGCTGTCGCAAGACTGGATGGAAGAAGGCAAAGCAGAAATTGCGCGCACGCTCATCGTGCAAGATGAACCACAGTTCTTCGGTGCCATCCGTGTAGCAAACAAAACCACAAGACGGATGCCGTTGTACAGTGTACCGGGCTTGTACAAGTTGTAAGAAAGGAGGAAGCCCGGAGAAATCCGGGCTATTTTTAAATGGGAGCATTATCAGGATTCTTAACAGCACTAAACGTAGCTGGAAACGTGGCGAATACAGTCGGAACAATCGCCGGAGCGGCAAAAAACATTGCTGGAGCTTTTGGCGGATACGGTCAAGAAGGTAACAGCCAAAGCCAGGGCGGAAGCATAAGCCAAGGCGGTGGACACTCTGAAAGTGGAAGCCAAGCCGGAACTAACATCAAACAGGTAAATGACTGGCTAAAACAAGCATACGCATACCAAGGACAAGAAGCCGCAATGCAAGGCAAATACAACAGTCAAAGTATGCTTAAACAGATGGGATATAACACCTTACAGGCAATCATGCAAGGCGTATACAACCACATTGAAAACAGCGTAGCAATGAACTACAACAGTGCAGAAGCACTAGCAAACCGTGAATGGCAAGAGCACATGTCAAGCACAGCATACCAGCGAGCCGTTGAGGACATGAAAAAAGCGGGCCTAAACCCAATTTTAGCATTTTCTAACGGAGGC